GTTAAATTTGTAGAGTTTTGAGCGAGCTTTGCATGACTTGTCCATTTTAGATTGGATTGTCGTTTTTAGTAAGGTACTAATGTATCGTTGAATTAATTAATTTGTGTTTTATATGTTCACCAGCCTTTAGGACGACTCCCGCCCTTCGGGCACTGCGGCAGTTTAGAGGTAGAACAAACCCCAAGACCTTAGATGGTTAAACCAACAATGAATCACAACTTCTCGAAACAAGTATTCGCGTCGCTCTTTAAGGAAAACGTTCTATTTAGCGGACTTGGTGTCCGCCTCACTGATGCTATGATCAATATGCATTATCGTGAAAAAACAACCCCCCTCGACCCCCGGTTGATGGCTATGCCCACCCACAAATTCATCGACGCCGTATTGTCGGAGTATGATGAGTTTTGGAAGCGTGGTAGTGGCGACGATTGGGTCAACCTCACCCCACATGACTATTTAGTCAAGAAAGACGAGTATATTTATGATGAGCAGGATGTTTACCCTGACTCTAACTCGCCTTATAACAATATATATGCTTCTATGGAGCAATATCTCTCTGGGCGCCCAATGGTTAAGTATACTGAGCACGAGGGCCTTTTCTACCCTGAGCCCACTAGCACTGACCCGTTTTGGTCACTTGGGGAGGGACAGGCTAATAAGCGCCTTAGACTTTGGGTTCATTGCTTTGGGTTGCCGTCTGGCGCTAGGGCATATTTCAAGGCTCGGCGCTCCATAGCTGTTGAGCTTTCTCTATGGAGAGAGAGCGAAGTTCCCGATGAGGTTCGCTTGGCCGAGTTTTTCGGTATCAAACCTGATAACGTAGAGGAACAGGGAAATGAGCGTGATCAAGACCCTGCCTTTGTACCGGATATCGCAAACGACACCATGACCAGACTTTCTAAGGTGCTCACATCCGATTATTACTTTTGGATAGCTAAGGCCGTTCAGATGTCTTTGGCGCGCAAGGGATCTGCGATTGATTATGCGATAGTGTCTAATGACATTCTCATGCGCTACGCAAACCACATAGCTTCGTTGGGTGAGTCGTTCACCACTGCTATTAATGCTGCCGTTAAGGCACTGTATGATGCCGTATGTGGGGCTTTGAACTCCAGTGGCGGGGCCTCAAAATTTATGCAAGCTTTTGCTGAAGAGAAGCCCGATGTCGCTCACGACGAGCCATCTGCTGAGCCCACTTTCAGCGCGCAGGGTCCAGATGCTCAGTCTGGCTTCGGCACCGTTAAGGCTTTGCTGTCACAGGGAAGTGCCCTGTTTAAGTATCTGGAGCAGAAGGGGACTTTTAAGGAGTTCGCTAAGCTGATCGCCATTGGCGTACTGGGCGGCTATGCTCTTGTTTGCCAAAACCCTGACGAGTTCAATCTCGCTAATTTGGAATCGCTGTGGTTGCATTCCACTTCAGGTATTACCACCCCCTCTTTGACGGCAGTCTCGAGGGTTATGTCCACTATGTACGACACCATAAGGGGCTACCAGGATGCCCCACCTGGCACTACCTTTTCCGCATTCATTCGCGATTGTGTCGACTACGACTCGCAGATAGCGTTTGCTAATAAGCTCCTCATTCAGTACGGTTCTTGGGGCATCCTCAACATTGAGGATCAGTGTTTGTGGAAGGAGCAAACAGTGCAGTTTATGCACTATGCCGAGTCCACCCTTGGCGCTAAGAAGTGTTGGTTCTCTGGTAAGGGCCTCTTCAGGGGGGTTCGCCGCCCCATACTCACCGTTTTTCAGACCCTGTATGAGAAACTTTCTATTGGCTTCACGGCCCTAAGCAACGGTGGTCCTCGGAAGGCCCCATTCTCGTTCGTGTTTCTTAGTGGGTCTTCGGTTGGCAAAACGTATATTCTGCAGTTGGTGCAGGAAATGCTTTTGACCAAGCACATGAACGTGCCGAAGTCCAAGCATACTGAAGCCGTTTTTGTTTGGAATGGTCAGACCGAGCACATGGATGGCCTTACCAATGGCAAGCTCATTATTGTTCTTGACGATGTCGCTGCTAAGCACCCAAAGCTTTATGAGCCCGATGGCGGCGACCCGCAGATAGCGGGCGGCATTCAGATGATCAACAATGTCGCGTGCCTTGCGAAGATGGCGGACTTGTCCGACAAGGGCAAGATTTTTATCACCCCGAATGTGGTAATGGCCACGTCCAACGTTCAGGGCTTAGGCCTGGCTAATACCTTCGTCTTCCCTGCGGTTATGCAGCGTAGGTTCAAGATTTTCGTCACCTGCACCCTTCGCAAGGAATTTTCTACTCCGGGGGGCACGCTGAATGAGAAGGCTGTGATTGATTGGAATACCAAGAACCCCGGGGTTGCCCCTAATGCTTGGAACTTCGTGGTTGAGGTTGTCAAGATCAGGAATGACAACGATAATGGCAAGTTCAAGATAGTCACCGAGTCCGAGCATTTGGACATTATGGACACCAGGGCCTTCATGAAGTGGCTCTCGAAGTCCTACGTTGAGCACATGGTTGGCCAGACAGCCTTTATGGCCGCAGCTAATGCCACGCACAATTGGGACTTCATTGATGAGGATGATGAGGAGGTGGGCTCGCGCCCCGCCTCCCCCCTAGATGGGGATTTGGGTGTCGGCGG